AGAAGCACCATTAGCAATATTTGCAGCAGAAGCGATATAGTCACCAATAAGAGATGAACCACTATTAGTAATTGTTGAAAGCTTACCAGCACTAGTCGTTGTACTTGCAAAGAAAGAACTTAATCCAACTGCTTGTGGAACAGCAATTTCAATTAAGTATTGATCATTATCAAATACACCAGTAGGATTATTCCAACGAGGTACATTGTGAAGTATGCAAAGCTTGTTGTACAAACCATTTCTGTTTGCAACGCTTAACATATTAAGTACACCAGGATTTGCTTCAATTTCTCTCATACGGAAAGTATCAATGTTGATACCATCACCAAATGCTTCTTGACGATATCTACCAGTAAGAATCAAATCACGAAGTACAGTTTCACCAACACCTTGAGCTTGTTGAGCAGCTTGTACTTCAGTAGCAATACCTGCAACACCAATGTTCGGAGAAGAACCAATACAAGTAGTTAAACAAGGATCACCAGCATCATCCATAACAGAAGCAATAATCTTAAGAGGCTCAAGATCATAGTTATCAGTTACAGTGAAAGTGCTGTTACCAAACTTAGTTTCTACATAAGCAGCAGTTAATTCCAAGAAACAATCAGTAGTAAATGTAGCAGCATCAGCATCTGCAACATAAACATGAGCAGCACTAGTAGAAGCTAAAGTAGTAGCAAGAGCACCTATAGTAGCACCAGTAGCAGTACCTGTAGGAAGAGCTTGAGTATTAGTAGCAGGAATATAAGTAGCTTGACCTACATAAGTAGGTTGTACACCAGTGCCTACAACTGTATTAAAGAAAGTGGTAGTACCACCGTTAGCACCATACAAATCATTATATGATTTAAATGTACCAGTAACTAATGATGGAGCAGTAGATTGAGTAGGCCATGAAATTGTACAAGTAGCAGAAACAGTAAGAACACCAGATAATGCAGGAGCTACAATTTGTGTAGGATATGTAATTGTATAAGATGTTGTAGAACTATAAGCAGATATATAAGAACCTACTGGAAAACCAGCACCAGTAACAGCAGAACCCAATGTAACAGCACCTGATAATGTATTACCAGAAGTTACAGTATATGTAGATGTTGTTGCAGTACCGCCCGCACCTACTGTAGCAGTAGCAGTAGCAGTAACAGCAGTAACAAAACTATTTATAGGCATGTTTGTACCAGTAATTCTTTGACCTACAGCAACACCAGAAGTATTGGTAGTGTTAAAGGTAAATGTAGTACCTGTTGTAGTAGGAGAGCCTATACCAGAAATAATAACATTTCCTTTAAATTTGTAAGCTCTAGCTTGCACCATTTGATTAAAATAAGCAGAAGTATTAATTTGCTCTTTCCAATCAACAATAGTAGCAACAGGATCTTTTACAAAAGTAGGATTTGTAGTGTTGCAACAACCAGTGTAGCTATCAAGCACACGATAGATGTTGTGAGACAAGAAACGTAAAGCAGGACTACCTTTAACATCTACACGAAGACGATAAGTAGTATCGCAAGTTAAACCACAACTTACAGGAATCTGAACAACCTGTTGTACAGGAGCTTTAGCACCAACCCAAAAAATACGGCTAATATATTTTGGATTAATAAGCTTTGATTTTACAGATTCTTGATAACCACCATGGCTTCCAATAGTATCAGAATATCCACTAGATTTGTAATAAGAACCTTGTACAATGTAGAAAGGTTGTGTAGTTGCAGCAGCAGCATAAGTAACTGCGGCATAACTACTATTATACAATCCAATTTGACCAGCTGTTAATCCAGATGTTGCTGTAGCAGTGCTTGGTGAAAAAGGACTAGTCCCTAAAAGAGACATTTTAAAGGCGTGACTAAAATACATAGTTTTAAATTTTAATTGTTAATAAATAAATAAATGTTTATAAGAATAATATATGAAATTGATTTAAATTTTCCAAATTTATTTTAGGAAAATAAGTTTATATTTAATTGAGTTAATTGTACTCTTAATATTATCAAGGTCATTGATAATTTCAGAATATGGCATTTTAGATTGAAGACCGTTTACCATACTGTAGATTTCTCTAAGATAATTAATACCATCATTTACAGATTCAAGCATTCTAGGCGCAGAATCTGTACATTCTAATAGTTTTTCAGCTGCACCTTGAAATCCTTCAGCAATAGTATCAGCATGGTCAGGAAGCGCATCATATAGTTCATTAAGAGCTGTATGAGAAGCATGAGAACCAATACCTGTCACTTTAAGATGAAGTTTGTGAAAACTAACAGCAGCGTTCATAAGTTCAGATACACATGCAGCTGTCATCTTTTCTAAAGAAGAACCACTAGGTGCTCCAGAATATTCAGCAGTTTTACTAGGATTACTACTAAAAATGTTTGTTCTAGATATTTTTTGCATTTTATTATGTTTTATATATATTAATTATTTCGTTCAGCCGATTTTTCATTTCTTTGATATTGCGTCATTGCTTCTATATCACCAGCTAATATAGATGCAGCTTCATCACAAATAAGTTCTACAATATCATCTTTAAGTTCACTGGTAACATCTGTTGTAACAGTGGAACCTGTGTTTAAATCTATACATCCGACAAACTCTACATCTACCGGTTTTCTATAATAGTTTAATTTAGGATTTACTACGCTAAATTCACCATTAGTATAAATTCTAATTTTATTATTTACTAATGTACAAAAAGTTTCAGCCCAACTAAATGATGGTTTTGAAAACATATCTACTAATAAAAGATCTACATCAGCCTCTTCTGCAAGGTAGACAACAAAAGGTCTTGGATCTTTACAGCTGTCTGTTACACCTTGAATAGAAACTCTTTTAAATTCTAAATAATTAGTAGGTAGGGAATCCACTTGAAAGTATGTAGGATCTACCAAGTTTCCAGAAAGATTAATGGTTGTCAATAATTTCTGAAGATCATCAATCCTTCTTTTTGAAGCTTCATCCCCTTCCTTGTAATTATTTGTACCATGGAGTTGTCTTCTAACCCATTCAATTTGTGCTTTATTAAAAGCTTCAGCAATTTGCCAACATTCTAAATTGTCATAATCAAAAGAAGAAAGTTTATTCAACCTCTCCTTAATTTTTATTTGTAATAGATTGTTGTTCATTTTTTTATTATTTTGTCAGCTTATAGCCTTACTATTGAATAGAAAATGTCAGTTTATTACTTGACTTTTTTTAATTTTGGATTAGCTTTTTTAGCAGCAGGAGATGCGTTTCTAGTTGCAGAAGCTAAAATAGCTCCAGCGGCTTCTTTACTTACTCCTTGTTTTTTTGCAATTTGAGATTGCACTGCTTTAAATCCAGGATGTGCTTTAGACTTTGCCATTTTGTATTTAATTTATTAGTTATTAATTCCAGAATTTTTCTACTTCAGTTTGTACTTGAATTAAGATTTGTTCATTTAAAGGGTTTTTCAAGAATTCCACTGCATCGGTTGAATTTCTACCCATCATAACTGAACTAGGAAGATGGTATACAAACCCATCAGCTTTCGTTGCTATAATTTTATAATAAATAGCATCCTTCACTATAGCTTTGAGTTTTAATGTTTCCATATCTAATCTAGAAACATCTAAAAACATTTGTGCTGTTTTTCTTTTATCCTTATCTACAAGTTCTCCAGAAATGTATTTATCCATATTATCATAGACAACATCATTAGGAGTTGACTTCTTATATTGTGCACTGTTAATATCTAACACTTTAGCAACATAAAGAAGCTTGTTTTGATTTTTATCAAAGAGTTTTTGTAATTCAGCTGCTGCTTTATTACGCAACTTTTTAAGTTCTGTATTAGTAGATGCTGTTTCTTCCAGTCTATCTAAATAAAACTTAGGTGGTTTATTCATTGTTTTTGCACCATCAAGAGATTTTGCAATCATACTAAATCCACCATTTTCAATAGCATAAAGTTTAATAAGATCATAAGGATCTCTTTCTGGATCAAGAAATACAGGTTCATTACCACATCTTAATTTAATTTTGTCCCAAAAATCAGAATTATCAGGACGCAACAATTTGATTTTGTTCCAAAATTCAGAATCATTAGGATCTACTACATTAGAATTCAATTGTCTTTCTAATTGACTAACAATCATTCTAATTTGTTTAATTTTAGCCTCTTTTTCTTCTGTAGAATAATCAAGAAGTTCTGGAGCAAACTCATTAAGACCTGTTACATATCTTTTAATTCCATTAATTTCAAGACAAGCTATTTGTTCTTCATGAAAAACATTGTCAAAAAGAGCTAGTCCGTAATTTTGCAATCCCATGTTGTCAACCTTAGAATCAAAATAAGGTTTAATTGCAATCTTAGATTTTTTGTTTTGTGGATACTTTTCCACAATAGTCATTGTACTCATGTTTGGTTTTGGTTTGGTGAGTTGTTCCCAACGAAGGCTGCCAGACTTCTAAAATAGGCGTATGTTGGGAAGTTCAAAGATAAATCTTTAAACTGTTAAATTATTGCAAATTAAATTGTAAATGTTTCATTGTAAAATTTTATTTGCAGTTAATAGAAAATTAAGAAACTCTAGTTACTGTAAAACTAGCATTAGCTAATACCACAGAAGCAGTTGCGTTTGATACTTGTTGTGCAAACATAACTGTTAAAGTACCAGGATTTGCTACAACTACAGTTCCTTCAATAACAATTAAAGTATGTGCAGCAGCAGCTCCACCAATTGTAGTACCTGGTGTAGCAGTTGTAGAAGATGAAACAGCAACAGCAGATGCGGTATAATATAAAGCTGTAGCATTAATACTTGTCCAAGTACTTGTTCCTCCAATAGCAACCTTTGAACCAGGAGTTGCATTAACTGTTACAGGTAATACAGCTCTAAAACTATACACACCACCTGCTTCTACATTTTTAGAAAGCTCAGTTACATTTGCAAATACAGTGTTACTAGTTACACTAAATGCAGATGTTGTAGACATTGTATCTGGTATATACTTAAGAAGATAATTTAAATGACCAAATTTAGCCAATGCCATGTCTTCTTCTTTTTTCAAAAACGGATCGTCTGATTTAGGAAAAAATTTATTTAAAAGTATCATTTTATTTTTTATTTATTATGTTATTAAAAATTGTTTATGGTTATTAGAAAGATGTTAGCTAAAACTAACATCTTTCTGTTTAAACCTATCATTTAATTTAGATTTTTATTAAAATCCAAATATATTTATAATTAGAACGATGATCCAGTAATTGGATTACGCATCACAATTTTCAACACTTTTGTAGGATCTTTCACCCAAATTGCTGGCATTGTCTGAGACATCATTACACGGTATCCATTAAAGTTACCAGAACTTTGGAATCCTTGTGTACGACCCATATAATCCATAGTACCATTTTGATAGAACCATTTCAATTGATTATCCCAGCTTAATTTCAACAAGAAGATGTTGTCATTAGTGTTATCTGTAATATCAAAGATGATAAAGTTATAAGATGATAATGGGAAACCGTCAATTAATGGATTCTCAATATCATTTGTGTGTACATTATCAAAAGCAGGATTCAACACAAACTTAACATTTGCTAAGAAAGGAATTACATACTGAGTGTAAGCAAATCCAAAGTTAAGATCCATACCTTGACCGGTAATAGCACCAACCTCACGTGCATTAATAACCATACCAGATGCAACAGCTTCTATCTTAATAGCTTCATTAATCATCTTCATACCACCCATACCAGTTTGTACTACAAGACTGCGTTGAGGATCAGGTCCTTTAAATTCAACCTTACCATTAAAGAAGTTAAATATTTCAGCACGGAACAAATCAAGTGTAAAGCTAGATTTATTGTAAATGCGTTTATAAGAATTATCAAGTTGTTTCCAAAGACCTACAGACAAACGAATATCATCTGGACCATCTTGTTTCAAACGACCACCTTGACCCCACATAAGGTAAGTTTCAATGTCATTAGCAATCTTAGAAAGATGTGCAGCTTCCAAAGTTGTTAAGAATGTACGAGAAAGTTGACCATTTTGGTATGCTTTTTTAACATAATCAGGTCCCATTTTCTCAGCCATTTTTTCAAGAGAAGTGATTGATGGATCCATTGACTTGTCAAAGTTGCGCCACAATTCAATTACTGGAACTGTACCATCAGCTTTCATACCACCTTTCATCATCATGTCAGCTTTAGAGCTAATAGAATAATGAACGTGAGCTTCAGCACCTCCTACAAAGTTGTAGAATTCACGGAAACCACTGCGAACTTCTCCAATATCAGAGAATCTTTCTCCATATTCTCCACGTGCAGAACCTTTACGAAACACTTTAGATCCAATTTTAAAAGGATTAGCAGTGTTGCAAATAATAGCTTTAGTGCTATCATTGTTTACAATTTGTACAGTGTAAACAAAAGAATCACCAGCTGGAACAATATCATCAGCAGTGATATAAAGTTCTACACCATTATATTTGTCATAAGTGATAATATCACCGTGACCAAATACACGTCTGTTAAGACGAATTTTAAATGTAGTACCATCAACACCATAAGCAGTGCTTGCGCTACCACCATTGGTAATGTTTACTTCTTCAGTAAGGTAAGGCAAATCTTGAGCTACAGGAACTTGCCACTTATACTCACCGCGAGCATTATCTACCATAATTACATTTTTACCACCAAATGAAGACATTTGATAGAGGGGCATTTCTACTTTTTGTGTCATTGCCCAAAGGTCTACTGGACCAAGGTCCATAGGTTCTGCTGATTTCAGCATGTTAGTCATATGGTATGAATCTACATGAGAACTAGTTTTGTAGTTATTATCACGCAGGAATATACCATTGTTTAAAACTGGTGTTGCCATTGTTTTTTAAATTTAGAGTTAATAATTATTGATTAAAAATTTTTATTATCGTTTAAAAATATTTGTTTGTCTAGGAATTTTTCTAACCTGTTCACTTTGCGATGTATTCACAGAAGATGTAGCTTTGTTTCTTGATTGTTCAGTTTTAAGTTGTCGTACAGTTTGTTCTACCGCTTGGTTCTTACCTTGCTTCATCAATGAAGATCTATAATCATCAGGATTAGAAAGTAACCACAAAGCTTCTGCTATAAGATCGTATCTTGGTTCCACATATTGGTATTTTTCCAATAAGTGTCCTAAAAGATTTGTAGGATTACCATTTATAGAAGGATATTGAGGTTGTGTTAATCCATTATATAAGAATGACTGCACCTTTTTATCAAGTTTTACGCCTCCCAATTCACCTTGTCTTAATGTTTCAAAAACATTTTGTACATAAGCATCAGCGGCTTGTTCTTGCTGTTTTCTCATTATTTCTTGCTCTGCAAGTTTAGACTGAATCATCTCTTCTTGCATAGCATCCAACTTAGGTTTAAATTGCTTTGCTTTCTTTTCTAGTTGACCAAGATCTTTCCAGTTGTTTACTTCTTCTTCAATTTCATCATTGTCACCAAAGTTGGTTGCTTGAAGATAAGAGCGTACAATTGATTCTTGATCACCGTCTGATTCAGGATTTAATTCTCTCACCTGCTCTACTTTAGCTAATGCTTGAAATAATCCTTTAAGATCTTGTCCTCCATCTGCTACATATTTAGCAGCATACTGAAGTTCTTCCGGAAGACTTTCAAAAAACTCAGCAGGTGTGTGAGAAGCTATTTCATTTTTTATATTAGAAATATTAGCTTGCCAAAGCTCATCCAAATCTTTTTCATTCAAAGAACTAATATAGTCGTCTAAAGTTTGTTTCTCTTCATCATAGTCGTCAAAAGCAAACATTTCCTTAGACTCAATTCTTTTTTTAAGAAAGCCTACAAGAGATGATTTTTCTGTTTTAGGTCTTCCTCTCTGTACTGTTTCTTCTTCTGAAGAACTATCATTTACAATTTCTTCATCTACAATACTTTCAATTACATCTGTTTGGCTAGGTTGTTCTGGTTCGTCCAAAAAAGAAACATCTGTTTGTGAACTAGCAAAAATATTAGGTTTTTCCTCTGTTTCTTTTGTAGAAGAAGCTGAGGTCATGACACTATCCGCTCCAGGTGCACCAATCCAGCTGTCTATATCAAGATCTACTTGGTTAACAGATGTTATATCTGTTGGGTTGTTGTTGGTTTCCATGTTAATTATTGGTTTTAATTACATTATTAATATACGAATTAAACTCTAAAGATTTATAACAAAATGTTTTTGTCATATTTTGTTTCGGATAATAAGGCTATAATTTTTAAATGTTGTTTAATACTTTTAATATATCTTTTAAAACAAGAACGTAATTTACTTTACAAATAATTAAAAGCATTATTTTTTATTTTTATCTGCTTTAATTTCAAATTGTGTTCTATTTGTTCGAGCTATTTCTAATTGTTTATTAGCAATATCCTGTTGAGTTTGAATTTTTTCTCTCTCAATATCTAGCTTTTGTTCATTAAATCTTGTTTTATTTACTTCTTGTTCACGTTTAAGATTGCTAGTATCTGTATAATTTTGTTGTTGTTGAATTTTAGCAAGAGCATCTTGATAATCAGACATAGCATTTTGGTTAATGTCTTGTGTTGCACCATATCCAGCAGCTCTAATTTCAGCTTCAACAATTCTTGCTTGTCTATCCTTGTCTTTTTCTTCAGCAATAAATTGTTGTTTCATCATCTCTTGTTGTTGAAGAGCTTCTTGTTGTTTTTGCTGCATTTCTTGCTCATGTTGCTGTTGCTGTTGTCTGATGCTATTAGCTTTCTCTTCAGTTTTTTTCAAAACATTTGTAAGTTCTGCAATAGATTCAGATTTAATAACGTTTCCAAGATCATAAATACTAGCACCTGTAGTGTTATTATTTAATGCTAAAGATTTAAGCTGTTCCATTACAGCTCTAGAATTAGTTTTAGTAGTGCAAAATATGTTAAGATCACGCATCAAAAGATCTGTACCATTAATTTGAAAATTAACCTTTTCATCCGCAGATGTAACATATTGAAGACGCACCGAGGGTTTTGTAGAATTATAATATTGAGCTAGTTCTGTTCTCATCTGATGTACTCTAGGCATCAAATTGTCACTATGCTGTACAAAATACACTTCTGTTTGATTGTAAGAAGCATTTAAAGCTTGTTCTACACCTGTTGCAGTTTGTTGTGCAATTTGTTGTCCCATTCGCTGAGGATTAACACCAATTACCTCAAATGCTTGAGTTTTAAAATAGTTAGCTAAATTAATCCTAGACATTAAACGCTGTGTTTGTTCTAAATTTAACACCTGATAGTGTTGAAAATTAAGAGCATTTTCAGTGTTAGTTATAGATGTATCTAAAGGTAACATCTGGAAGTTTTTCATAGCAACATATGCATTTGCTAAATTGTTCTTTCCCCAATCTTCTCCCATTGAATGTCTTGGTAGGGCGTTCTGATCAAACATAATAACTGTACCTAACTCATCTATTAATATATCAGCTATTTGATTGTTAACTATATTATAACCTATTTGAAAAGGTTTCATAAGATCCACCATAGATACAGAACGTGTATTTCTATCTGAAAATACAGCTCCCTCTACAGGAGGTTTGCAACCATAAAGAGTTGTATCTCCTTTAAATTGGAATGGAATTTTACCCGGTTTACCACCATTTAGTCCAAGATATATTGGATTAAAACCACCTGGATTATTCATACCCCAAAAAGAAGGTCTATTTGGTCCTATTTTTATACCACCCCAAACTTCATTAATCCAAATCCAATCTATATGTTCTCCAAATACTAAATTGTCTTTTGTTTTTTCTTTATATAAGCTAGTATCATACAGAGGTTTGTCAGTAATTTTGTAGTTTTCAGCTACAATATCTTGTATCATTTCACCTAATTCTGTAATCTTTGTAAGGTGTCCCACTCTACGTTGTGACTTCCAATATACAGTAGTGCAACGCAACAAATGTGCATTACCCCAATCAAAAAGATCTTCTGACTCATTTAATATAGATTGAATAACATCACCACTCCATTTTGTATTGTCATATGTACTCATAAACTGTCTATATGCAAGACCTGGCATCTGAGTATTCCAATCATGAGATCTTGTTGGATCATAATAAGATCCATCATTTTGCATACCTGGAAGTGCATATCCAGCAGATCTTACAGGATAAATAACCTCTAAAGCTTTAAGTTGCTCTTCATTCATCATCCACCCAAACTTATCTATAACATCTGCTACAGTAAGTAAATCAAGCATTCCTATCCAATGAGCTTCAGATATGTAACGAGCAGAAGCAGACTTATGATAGAAAACTTGTACAGGATTCCAAAGCTCAATTTCATAATCATCATCCATCATTCTAAAATGCCAAAATTCTCTATCTGTAATTAACATGTCACGAAATGCTCTTTCTTCCAATTCATCCATGTGAAATCTTTCTACATCTACTTGATGTTGGTGCGTAGCCCAACTTTCATATAGATTTCTGTAGTCTTTTTTAAAAAAGCTTTCAATTTCTGGTAATGATTTTAATTTATCAGGAGACATTTCTTGTTGAAATTCTTCAGATTGAGGGTCCATTCCCATATTAATAAGCTTGTTCATCATTTTAGCTTGTGCTTTTTGCATAAGCACTTCTTCAATCATGTTCTTTTTTTCTTCTAACATTTCATTATATGAAAGCTCATCCACCGTTCTAAACATAATTTTAGAAGCTCTCTTACTAAATTCAGAACATAAGACATTAATTACATTAGGTATAATAGGGTAGAATTTAAGTTCTAATGCTGTCTTATCTTCTTTAGTTAGCATATCAATAAGCTCACCATTAGGGTTATCTTCTTCAACTATATAATCTGTTTTATCGATAATACCCTTTGCTAATTTATAATTTTTAAGTAAACGTACAGCATTACGTCTAAGTTGACGCATACCCTGCCACTCTAACCAGTCTAAATTCCATGCTCTCCACTCATCATCCTTTTCAGCTTCTGGTAGAAATTGTACAGGTTGCATAAGGCTCCCCATTTTATTGTACTCAACTTTCTTGCCTGCCTTGAGGTCAAGTGCATTATATATTTGCATTTTTTATATATTTAAATTATATTACTAACAGTTGTTCCTTTTGGATAAAAAGCTGTTGTTGTTCCTGTTGTTGTAAATGAATCTCTTCCACAATAAATTTCATATGGTTTTCTCCAATGAGGATCTACCCATGGATTTGTATACGGAGGTTGAGAAGGAATGCGTTGTATTACAATCTTTTCTTCATTTTCTCCAATTAAAACCAAAGCTTCTTTTAAAGAAATTTTATTTTTTTTAATTAATTTCTCTAATAATTCTATTTTCTTATCTTCCATTTTATCTATCTTATGTTTTTAAAAGCATTTCTAGGGGGAGTATTTAAAGCATTTTTATTTAAACTTCCTGAGTTTATACCCATATGTCTAAATGGAGTCCTTACTGATAATTTACTTAATTTTTGTGTATTTTCCAATTTATCATTTGCTATTTCTACTCTTGTAGCTTTACCCCTATTGTTTTGCTGTATTTGAGCAAATGCTACAAGGGAACAAAATGAAACCAAACGGTCTACGTTTAAACCCGGTTGGTATTGTTTCATTTCTTCTAATAACATTATGTCGGGTATTCTTTCTACACCATAATGTATTTTTGTTATTTCACCATCTTTATTTGTGTGAACATCTAATTCTTCTTGTAAGAATTGTATGCCATAACTTATAAGATGGGTTTTAAAAAGTGTTCCTGTATTTTTCCAGCCGTATGTAGCAAATACATTAGCATTACTGGACAATTCTTTAAGAAAAGGTATTTGATCTTTAGGAACCAAATATTTTTGTTTCCTTTTACTAATCATATACTGTATAAAAAGACTAACATTATTTTCAACTAATGTCCACGCATTATACCATTCGATGAGCATTTCTAGACGTTCATGTGTTTTTTGCAAATCATCAAATCTTCCACACCATGAAGCAACAATACCATCTCGCTCAAAATGTGAATTTACTTTACCATTTCCCTCATCCTTAATTACTTCAGTTGGATTTTTATAGATAAATATGCTACATAATGAATCTGATGTGGTGGTCCTACCTTCCCCGACTGGATCTATAGAAGCATAATATGTTCCCCAAGGAACATTAGGAATTGGTCTTTCGTACACGCATATAACTCCAGATTTGTCTTCCATAGTTTTATCTATAGGAAATTTTTTAATAGGTTGTTTATTAGATTTTTTGGCTACAATTTTATTTTCCTCATTTATACTTAATTCGACATATTCTATAGGATAGTCTCCATCTTCTATACGTTTTATTTGATGTGAAATAAGATGGGGTGGAAATACAGATTCTTTTCTTGTAGCAAATGCCTCTTCAATATTAGTGGGTTTTTGAGAAATACGTAACTGGTATTGTTCAGGAGATAAGTCTTTTTTCCATTGTTTACGTTCTTCATAAATAGCTTCAAGTGCATCATTAACTAAAGAGTTACCAGCTTTATCTATATAAGGAGGCATTGACCATTGTTCAGGAATAAATAATCCAGTTTCCCCTATTGTGCCATTGTTATCTATTAAATTGGATGTTATAGCAAACATACCATATTTATGAGGATAGAGTATCATTTCTTTAAGAGGTTGACATTGATCTAAATCACCCACTGAACCAGCAGCTATAAATGTACCTGTTGTCACCATACCAGATTGCATTGCAGGACGCATAAACTCATAAGTGTCCATCATCTTGGGAGCAATTCCAGCTTCTTCATGAAAGAAGTACGATACGGGTCCTCCCACGCCATTAGTTGGGTCTTTTTCAAATGATGTACCTGTAATAATAGACTTGTTACCCTTGTAAGTGTCTCTACCACCTGTTCTCACTTTAATACGTTGTTGCCAAGAAAACACCTTATCAGGTTCAGAAGGTCTATACCAAGCAGTGTGTTCATTAAGAAAGTTACGATATTCATTAAGCATCCTCCAAGAACCTTTCTCTGATATATAGTCTTTAAGACTAGCTCCTATTTTATTTACAGAACCTTCTTCAAACCAATATTGATTAATCAATTTTCCCATATGAAAATATGAAGATGCTATCTGACGTTTCTTTAATATTGGGACATGTTTATAACTTAATTCTGCTAAAATCTCATACAATGCCATATGATATTGAGCATCTCTCACTTTAGCAAAATCAAATCTTTTTTCTTCCTTATCATAAATAGGAAGAAAGTTAAGCCACATATAATAATCACGTGTTAAATACCATGTTAATCCATCCTCTTTATAAATAACACCATTGCGACATTTTGCTTTTTCTTCATCCCAATAATTCATAAAGTCTTTTGACTTTATTGGAGCATTACAGTAATATCCATCTTTTTGAAACTTTCTAGCTTGAGAATTAAATTCTATAGAAATATTTACGGTAAAATTATAACCTTCATTTGGACCAGCGTCTTTAAAAACAGAACGTACAAAATCTCTAATTTCTATTCTGTCTTTAAATTCTGTTGTTGTCCAAACACCATTTTCGTAAGTGGGTATTATGTAATTAGTTTGATACATTTTTAAGTTTAACTATTAGCTTTGAAATACTGGCATCGGTGTATACGTTGTCATATACTCCGTTAAAATATTCAATGTAGTGCTCACGTAAAAAACCATTCCACTCTCTAGTGTAAGGGTTGAAGTTGAATACATATTGCTGTAAAAATTCATCTTTCATTTTTTAAAGTTTATTTTGTCTTTTGCATACTAAATACGTAATGGTTATGTTGTTTTATTTAACAATCTGCAAATAGTTTCTATCATTAAACGCTTTATAGTTTTTACAATTCATTACTGATCGTATGCTAATCTTTGATTTCCTCTAACTGTAGTAGATTGTTCTTCTTGAAGATCACGAAGTGTACCTTTAAATGATTGTCTAATAGCTTCATATTTAGAAGCAGCATTAATAAGAGCTGTAATGTTTCCATCTCTACCATGCTCTATTTCTGTTGTTTCCATGTACTTAGCTAGTCTATCCAACATTGCTTTAATTCCCATATACGCTCTCACTGTAGGAGTTTCATATAATTTTTTTGCTACTTCAAGAGCATTTGTAATTAATTCATCATCAGAATCAAATTCTCCACCCACTTCTCTTCTTACTAATTCTTCTTTGTCTACTTCCGGTACATCAAAAAATGGATTTAAATCTGGATTAGGACATGATAGATAAAATATATAAGCAAATATATTAGAAGACTCTTCTGGATAAGTATCTATAATTTGCTTAAAAGAAACAATTGTATAACAATGTTCAGAAGGAATCACCTTATTATTACTAATATCAAATAATCTTATCATAGCGTAATTAATTGATTTTTATCTAATGAAAGTTCATAATCATAAAACCTATCAGTGTTATTATCTCTACCAACAAAATAAAGTATATCATTTTTTGTAAGCATTATTCCATTAATAATTCCCACTTGTTGTTCTTTATCGGTAATGACATAGACATGTTCACCAATGTTAAATTTATTTTCTATTCTCATAATTGTAAAAATTTAGAAGCATCTTGTTCATCATCAATTAATTCTACAACATAATCGTTTTTATTAAATCCTGTAGGAATAAATTTAATACTTGTTACATGTAACGTGTCTTTTCCATCTGTAACAAACTTATGAAGATATTTATTTTTTACATCATGAAGATTACATCCTTTGCAAGATGTAATAGTCCAACTATTATCATCTTTAATTAATGGTGTTACGTTAATTTTTTCCATTTTTTAAATCTTTTAAATAATTAATAAGTGATATTACTTCTTGTTTTAAATATGGTACATTATATTGTACAATCTCTTGTACAATAGGATTACCATCTCTGTCTATCTCCACAATTGGATTACCGAATTTATCCTTGTCTACTTGTTTAAATATAATGTGATGAAGATTCATCTCTCCAGGTTTATATAAAGGATTGTGCTTAATAATCATATACATGTACATACTAAGTTGTAATGCATAATGATTAAAATTAGAATCATCTAAATGATTAACAGGAGCTGACATCTTTTGACTCTTTCCTGAATAATCTCTAAATGATTCTTTTTTAATTTCTTTGTTAGTTTTAAAATCTATAATATTCACTTTTTTATTGACCACCTCTACAAGATCAGATTGACCACAAAGTCCTACAGATTTTAAATACACCATATGTTCTGGATAAATACCCTCTGTAAGTTTTTGTTCTGGTGCATTCTTACTGCCATCTATATTTGTGTTGGGAGCATAAATAGGAATATTAACACCTTCTCTGCCAATATATTCAAGACCGCATATATCAGCTTCTCTTTGATTGTGATACCATGTGCCAAGATCCGTTGCTCTTTTAGCCTCAGTTTTCCAAGTATCTTTGATATCTTCTGGATTCATCCCATACCACTTTGATTTTTTAGACCTACTCACTTTTAAAGCTGTAGCATCTGCATCAAATGGTTGTTTAAATTTAGATATAAAACTTGTTACAGAAGTCCATTCTATATCTGCTCCATCTATAGAGACATATTTATGTAATTCTGGTATAAATTGTAAAGCCATAATTATAATTGTTGGTTTAATATATCCTCTTCTTTTTCTGTTAAAACAGCTTTCCATTTAGGAATAGGAAGAGGACATCCTGAACTTAATGCTCTTGTTTTCAATGACAAACTACATCCACAACCTCCAGTATTCTTATTGCAACATGGTGCTGTACCAGGTACCAAGCACCCTGTACCCTCATCATCATAATTAATACATTTTTTACATAAATTTAATCTGGCATATGCAATTTCTTCAACATGTTCTTTCTTAAATATGTTGTTTCTTATACCTTCAAGAATTAACTTTCTATTATTAAATATTTGTTTTAGCATAATTTCTTTTTCGATGTATTTTTATAAATTCTTTTCGTTGCATTTCACTTTTACACATATCCATCATTTTTTCAATGTAAGTTAATTTATTACGTAATTGTTCTATAATCAACTCACTGCGTTTAGACCCACGTTGTGCTATACTATCTATCATAAAAAGATATTTCTCCTTTTCTTTTTCTAATATCCAATGCTTTATAGTAAAATTACCAAAAGCACTGACATGTACAATAGGAGCTTTTAATTCTGAAAGAGCACCTCGTACATCTTTCCAATATGTTGTTACAATATCGTTAACAATATTTACAGGTAGATTTAACTCCATTGCTGTAGATACAATAAGGTCTTTAGCTTTTATTGGTTTCAACAGAAAGAAAATTATAGTTTAATAATACGTTACCATCCTTAACAACTCCTATAGCATCATCAATAGAAAGTTTCTTTCTATTCTTTCCTTTCTTTGTGACAATACCCTTTTTTTCTAATTTATTTAAAGAGTTTCTTACACTTTGAGGTGTTTTAAAAATGTTCATTTCACATGCTTTTTTACAAAGAACATTAAGTTCATTGACATTATCATCTGTAGCAAGAAGTACAAGACATTCTATTTCAGCATCAGATAGATGAAGTTTATTAAAAAAGCAATAAGTGAGTAGTTGATATTTCACAACTTCCCACTTAGTCATAACACATTTTTTCAACACTTGGTTTACTTGTGTCATTCTATTACTTTTTTAATGCTCTATTAGATATAGGTGCTTTTTTCTCCTCTTTATCAGCAATCTCTGTTGGAATGCCTATTACATCACCCACCTTTAAACCTTGTTCCTTTAATTCTGGGTTGGCTTCAAGATCTTCTTCTGTAAGGGTGTGTTCTGCAACAGCATTAGAACCTTCTTGTGGGGTAGAAATTTGAGCAATTGTATACATTGCTTTTACATATTCTGCACGTGCAACAGCAATCCTTGTATCAAGCTCTTGTAATTCAGCTTGTACTTTCTTAAATTCAATTTGCTCTTGCATCCATGTAAGCATTTGCTCCTTTGTAGGAGCTGCATCTTGTTTTTGTTGGTTTTCCATTATGTTTTGTTTTTAAAGTACAAATATATATAGAAAGTTTAAACTTTCCAAATTTATTTGAATATTAAACAACACCTTAATTACAGAGGCATATATAACCTTCACATTCAGGGCAGCAAATTGGGGAGCAAATTATTTCTTTCATATAATTAATATAACAACATTATAGAAGAAACACAAATAATTTATACCTTTTTATATTATAAAAAACCATTATATGTCCCAAAACGGGACAAAACTGTCCCAAAACGGGACAAGAGTGTATTGATAATCAATGAGTTATGACACTTCTCTATTTAATATTTCTAAGAATAATCTTAACTTAATAATTTAGAAATCTTTGTATTAGCAAATTGTACAAATATACTATCTGATTTAAGCTTTCCTTTCCAAGAAATATATGGATTTAAAATCCAATATTCAGAAATTTCTGTTTCGTGTATTCTGATATGAGCATAAACCCCCCATTCAAATAACTTCTTAAATATCCCCCCCACCTTATTCTTACCAATATTAAATTCCTCAGCTAACACCCTAATAGAAGTTTCATCAGAAAATGGTTTAAGACTATTTGTATTAAAACAAGCTTTCTCTATCATCTTATAAACAATACCAAGTTCTTCATTACTAAGAACTGTAGATAGCACTCTAATAGCATCATTGTTTACTAATGAAAAATTATTATAATTTAATAAAGACTTATCCTTAGGTATATTACTATATCCCTTTTTTACAAAAGATATTTCTCCGGTTTGTGCGTTAACTTTAGCAGCCAACTCATCATCTTTCAATTTAACATTTATATTATACATACAACAAAGATATAACAAAAACTATTATAATTATTTTTTATAAAATTTAATTAATTGTAAATGATATATCCCCCATATATTCATACACAATACAACCCCCCCCTACACCCTTATG